TGCGGCAAAACTTGATGGCCGCGACTGGACTCTCTGCCTGACGCTGGGTGCGCTGGCACAGCTTGAATCTGCTTTTGAGGCAGACAACCTTTCCGACCTTATTGCACGCTTTTCGAGTGGTAAGCTTTCGGCCTTCGATATGCAACGCATCATCTGCGCCGGTTTGCATGGCGGTGGACATGATGTGCTGCTTGAAGACGTGGCCGAAATGCGGGCCGATGGTGGTGCGAGCGGCTATGCGCGTATCGTTTCAGCACTGCTGACCGCGACGTTTGGAACCGCAGAAAGCGATTCTCCTTCAAACCCTTGAGTGCCGCAGTTGAATCATCTCCTTCACGTCAGCCTTTTCCGTGGGAAGAGGTGATGCGTGCGGGATTTGGTCTGCTGCGGCTTTCTTCAAAAGACTTCTGGGCGATGACCCCACGCGAACTCGGCGCTGTTCTTGGCCCCGTTTCGCAGAGCGCAAATGCGCCTTCGCGCGCGACACTCGACGCGCTGATGCATGCCTTTCCCGACAGGTGATTAAACATGACAGATGAAACTGTAACCGTTTCCGTCGAGGCGGATACGAGCGCTTTTGATCGCGCTTTGACCGATCTTGAAAAGCGCTCGTCGAGCTTTGGAACGAGCCTGACGACTGCCCTGAAAAGTGCAGTCGTTTCCGGTAAAGGACTGGAGGATGTGCTGCGCGGACTTGCCAGTAGTCTGGCGGGATCGGCATTGTCAGCCGGCCTTCAGCCGCTACAAAGTCTGGGCTCTTCGTTGATGACGAGTGTGTTGGGTGGCATCCGGGGCATCATGCCATTCGCAAAAGGTGGGGTGGTTTCAAGTCCCACTTATTTTGGCATGGGCAACGGCTCGCTGGGTTTAACGGGTGAAGCGGGTGCGGAAGCAATTCTGCCGTTGGCGCGTGGTGCCGATGGCCGACTGGGTGTGGCCACTGGCGGCGGTGGAGCTAAGCCAGTTCAGGTTGTCTTCAATATGACATCGCCTGACGCATCCTCCTTCCGGAAGTCGGAAGCGCAGCTTTCCACCATGCTTGCCGGTGCGGTACGTCGCGGCGCACGGAGGATGTGAGATGGAAGCCTTTCACGATGTCCGTTTTCCGCTCGGTGTATCTTTCGGGTCTACAACTGGAACCGAATGGCGCAATGAAATTGTTTCGCTCACATCAGGCATGGAAAAGCGCAATGCGCGCTGGGCACATTCGCGCAGGCATTTCGATGCAGGCACAGGCTTGCGTTCGTTGGATGATCTGAAAACCGTGCTTGTCTTTTTTGAGGCTCGACGTGGATCATTGCATGCATTCCGCTTCCGCGATCCGTTTGATTTTTCCTCGGCAAATGGAACTGCTGCACCCTCACATGATGATCAGCGCATTGGAGCCGGTGATGGTGTCACAACGCGCTATCAGCTTGCCAAACAGTATGAGGCTTACAGCCGCCCGGTCACACGTCCCGTCATGGGTTCGGTGCTGATTGGCGTTGATGGTGTGAAGCTTAATGAGGGTGAGGCTTATACACTCGATCATGCCACGGGAACTGTTGCTTTTACGCCAGCTTATGTGCCTGCCGAGGGCGCTGAGGTGACGGCTGGCTTTCTGTTCGACGTGCCGGTTCGCTTCGACACAGATCGCCTGACGGCCAGCATTGCATCCTTTCAGGCGGGTGAAATTCCTTCCATTCCGATTATTGAGGTCAAGGCATGATCCCTGTTCCCGCGCAACTTGAATCACATCTCAAGGGCGAAGTGACAAGCCATTGCTTTGCATGGCTTATCAGACGTTCCGATCAGGTGGTCATGGGCTTTACGGACCACGATCAGACGCTTGACCTCGATGGGGTTCCATGCGAACCGCTGACGGGTCTCAACAGCAGTGAAGCTACAACGACGCTTGGTCTTGCAATCGCCGGTGGTGATGTGGAGGGCGTGTTGTCATCTTCGCGCATCAGCGAGACGGACATTGAGCAGGGACGCTTTGATGGTGCGGTCGTCGAAAGCTATCTGACCAACTGGAATGCGCCGGGTCAGCATATGCTTTTGCGGCGCTGGACTGTGGGTGCGATCACGCGCTCAGGTGGTCGCTTTGTGATGGAACTCAAGGGTGCGGCGGCAGCCTTTGATGCTGTCTGCGGAAGGCGTGTTCTGCGCCAGTGTGATGCCGTGCTGGGTGACAAGCGCTGCGGCGTTAGCATCAGTGATCCGCACTTTTTTGCGAATGGTTCTGTCGCGAGCGCTGAGGGTGCCATGCTAAGCGTTGCGGGTCTGGAAAATTTTGCCAGCGGCTGGTTTACGCATGGACGGCTCACATGGACAAGCGGCGACAATCAGGGCGCATCGGTGCGCGTTGTGGCGCATAGTGGCAACGGTCTGAGTCTCACAGAACCGCCGGTGCTTGCTGCAAAGCCGGGCGATAGTTTTCATCTTGTTGCGGGATGCGACAAAAGCTTTGCCACCTGTAAAGCGAAGTTTGCCAATGGCACCAATTTTCGCGGTTTCCCGCATCTTCCCGGCAATGATGCCGCTTTTGCCTATGTCAGCGGTGGCAGTGAATATGATGGGAGCGCGCTGGTCCCATGAATATTTCTGACAGAGTTTTGTTGGAGGCTGAACGCTGGATCGGGACACCCTACCGGCATGGTGCTTCCACACGCGGCATAAGCTGCGATTGTCTTGGTCTGGTGCGTGGTATCTGGCGCGCACTATATGGCGTGGAGCCAGAGACACCCGCTGCCTATGCGCCGGATTGGGCTGAGGCAGCGATAGGTGAGCCACTGATAGAAGCAGCATCAAGACACATGCAGCAGCGCTGTGAAGCCGATCCGCAACCGGGTGATGTGCTGATCTTCCGCTGGCGCTCGGATGTGGCTGCCAAGCATCTTGGCATCATGACGCGCGAGAACCGTTTCATCCACGCTTATGAGGGGCATCGCGTCATGTCTTCGGCATTGGTGCCGCAATGGCGCAAGCGCATTGCCGGAATTTTTGTTTTCCCCAAACCAGAAGGTTAAGCAATGGCGACTGTTGTTCTGCAAGCCGTGGGCGCTGCCGTTGGTGGCATTTTTGGCCCCGTGGGTGCTGCTATTGGTGCAGGGCTTGGCGCGATGGGTGGCTATGCCATCGATACCGCTATCATCAATTCCACCCGCCATATGGAAGGCGCACGCCTTAATAGCGGTCGCGTTGCCACCGCCGAAGAAGGTGCCGCACTACCTTTCATCTATGGCACGGCGCGGCTTTCCGGCACGCTGATCTGGGCCACACGTTTTGAGGAAAAGAAAACTACCGAGCGGCAGGGCGGCAAGGGCGGTCCCAAAGTCACCTCCTATAGTTATTTCGGCAATGCCGCCTATGCGATTGCGGAGGGTGAAATCGCTGGTATTCGCCGTGTTTGGGCCGATGGGCAGGAGCTTGATCTCACCGAGATCGAAATGCGTATTTATCACGGCACCAATACGCAGCAGCCCGATCCACTGATTGAAGTCAAGCAGGGTACAGGCAATGCTCCCGCCTATCGCGGAACGGCCTATGTGGTTTTCGAGCGCATTCCGCTTGATGTGTATGGCAATCGACTGCCGCAATTCCAGTTCGAGGTTCTGCGTCCGGTCGGAAAAGTTGCGCGCGATGTGCGCGCTATAGCGCTTATTCCCGGTTCGACAGAGTTTGGTCTATCACCATCATCTATTACTGATCAGCCTTTTCCGGGGGAGCGCCGCACGCTTAACCGCAATGCAAAGCGCGGGCGCAGCGACTGGACTGTCGCGATGGACGAATTGCAGGCACTGTGTCCTCAACTCCAGCATGTCGCAATCGTTCTGCCGTGGTTTGGCAATGATCTGCGCGCCGGATCGTGTCAGATAAGGCCGGGCGTGACGCATCAGAGTTCGTCGTCATCTAGCCAGACTTGGAAAGTCGAAAACGTCACGCGTGGCGGAGCACACCTGATTTCCACGAGCGGCGAGGGTGCTGCTTATGGCGGCACACCATCCGATCAGAGCGTCATTGATGCAATCCGTGATGCAAAAGCGCGTGGCTTGAAGGTAACATTATATCCTTTCATAATGATGGATATTCCGGCGGAGAACCAATTGCCATCCCCTGATGGTGGAATAGGACAATCCGTTTATCCATGGCGCGGACGCATCACCTGTCACCCTGCAATCGGCGTTGCTGGCTCTCCCGATAAGACCGCAGAGGCCGCCAATCAGGTCGCAGCTTTCGTCAATGGAACATGGGGTTACAGACGTTTTCTGAATCATTGTGCGAGTCTTGCTCTTCAGGCAGGTGGAGTGGATGCTTTTCTGCTCGGCTCTGAACTGCGAGGCCTTACCAGCATTCGCGAAAGCCGCGTGAATTTTCCGTTTGTCACTCACCTTTGCGCACTGGCTGCTGAAATGCGCACCAAACTTGGAGCCAGCTGCCGCATCAGTTACGGCGCAGACTGGACTGAATATTTCGGTTATCAGGCGCAGGACGGCACCGGTGATCTCTATTTCAACCTCGACCCTCTATGGGCACATCCGGCAATCGATGCGATTGGTATCGACAATTACATGCCACTTGCCGATTGGCGCGACAGTGATCTTGATGGCGGCAATCCCGATGGCTTTGAAGGCGCTTATGACCCTGATGGTTTAAGCAATCACATCGAAGCGGGTGAAGGCTTTGACTGGTATTATGGAAGTCAAGAAGATCGGGAGAAACGCAAACGCACGCCCATTACCGATGGCATGGCAGGCAAACCATGGGTCTATCGCTATAAGGATATTCGTTCGTGGTGGGGCAACCCGCATTATAACCGCGTGGACGGCGCTGAAGTGTCAGCGCCAACTGCATGGATTCCGCATTCAAAGCCGGTTTGGTTTACTGAACTGGGCTGCCCAGCAGTGGATAAAGGACCGAACCAGCCCAATGTCTTCCCTGATCCGAAATCTTCGGAAAATGCCACCCCCTATTTCTCGAATGGTGCGCGCTCTGACATTGCCATGGATCGTTTTTTGCGAGCGCATTATCAGTATTGGCCAGAGAACAATCCGCTCTCTCCCGTCTATGGCGGGCCGATGCTCGACATGGATCGCATCTATCTTTGGTCTTGGGACACGCGGCCGTTCCCGGAGTTTCCGCTCAAAGGTGATGTGTGGGGCGATACGCCAAACTGGCGGCTGGGTCATTGGCTC